GGATGACCTCGCGGCATGGGACGGGCCATTTGCAATACTGCGGGATTTTTACCGCCCGGATGGCTACCAGTCTTCGGTAATGGCATGGCAAGCAGGGTTCGGTCATCACATCTGGGAGCGGTACGTTGAGGCTAATTATCCGACCCATGACGTGGGTGGGGATCAGTCATGGATCGAGCGCCACACGCTGGGAGCCACTCTGCAGGACATCTTCCCGGGCGAGTTTGTGAGCTTCAAGAAGGATTGCGGGAAGTATCCGCCAAAGGGCGCGCGCGTCATCGTGTTTCACGGGGAACCAAGACCGCATGATGTGCAGGACGGTTGGGTTCCTGACGTGTGGAAGATCGGCGGCGTCGGGTCTCTTGAGCTTATTGTCCAGTGCAACACTGAAATGGAAAGCCTGCGGTCAAACGTGAAACACGCACTGAGCCTCGGGCTTCCAGAACTGGAACAGCGTCCTTTGACCGAAAAGGCGGTGTGCATTGTTGGTGGTGGTCCGTCGGTGAAGCATTACATCCCTGAGCTGAAGGCAAGGGCTGCGGCGGGGCAGGTTATTTGGGCCCTGAATAACGCTGCGCGCTATTTGCTTGATAACGGCGTGCCACTGGACGGGCAGTGGATGGTAGACGCGCGTCCCTTGAACGCCGCGTTTGTTGTCCCGGAGGTTACCAAGTACCTCGCCTCCCAATGCGCGCCGGAGACATTCGCGGCCGCGGGGCGGGATGTGGTCCTTTGGCACGAAGCTACGTGTGATGAGTTCATTGAAAAGAGGCCTGTAACACTTATCGGTGGCGGCACCACGGTCGGGATCAAGGCCATGTGCGGGGCTTATGCCATCGGGTTCAACACCATCCACCTCTTCGGGATGGACTCCTCCGTAACAGACACCCACCACGCCTATTCCCAGCCGGAGAACGACTCCGACCCGATCGTGGATGTGAACGTGGAAGGGGCTGCGTTCAGGGCGGCTCCGTGGATGGTGCGGCAGGTTGAGGATTTCATGGGGCTGGCGGATGAGCTGGCGCGCATGGATTGCGAGATCCACGTCCATTGCGGGGGCATGCTGGGTTACGTTGCCTCGTGCATGGCGCGGGACAGGAGCAAGCCGGTTGAGATCGAGGGCAACCTCGTGCGCTATGATGGGCTTTGGCGTCCGGCGTCCGATCGTGTTTCGGTGCCTGCCGTTCTTGGTGAAGTTCACAAGGTTCACAAGATCATTGAGGCCTTGCCTGAGGGCAGGCGGCGGACGGTGATCCAGGCGGGCGGGCATGTCGGGATTTTCGCCAATGAGATGGCCGGCAAGTTCAAGTCCGTCCTGACCTTCGAGCCTGATGCTGACAATTTCAAATGCCTGATAAGGAACGTCACACATGAAAACGTGTGCGCGCACAACATGGCGCTTGGTCAAGAGGCTGGTTCTATTGCCCTTGTCGAGCGTGATGACCACAACAGCGGTTCTATTGGTCTTGACCCAGATGGGGTTGCAACGGTTCCTGTTGTGGCTGTCGATGAGCTAGAGCCCGAGAGCGTTGACCTGATCTACCTTGATATCGAGGGGATGGAGGGCCCGGCTTTGTGGGGGGCGTCCAAGACCATACGCCGGGATCTGCCCCTCATTGTCTGCGAGAACAAGGGTCTTGAGCACCTGACCAAGACGGAGGGCGTGCTTGAGCAATTCATGGTCCAGCACGGGTATCGGAAAGTAGCGCGCCTCATGCGCGATGATGTTTTCGCCCCTGTTGAGCGGGCGGATGAACTGGAACGGATGTTCCTGCACTGATCCAAAATCCTGACCACTCCGCCAATTCCGGCGGAAGTCATTTGAAGAAGGAGAACTCCATGTCCCTCGAGGGTCTGGAAATGCACGACCGCGTTGCCTTGCAGCAGCGGTTGCCAAAGAAAGAGAACATGCAGCACGTCACGCCGCGGTTCTACGAAGAGATGGTCAAGACAGACCAAATGGACCAGAATGGCCTCCCCGTGTTCCGCACCATCGAATACGTGGAAATCATGATCGCTGGTGACAGGGGCAATGCTCCGGTCAAGCGCGTGACGGACGCCATCAAGCAGCAGTATGCCGATGCTTACGCGCGGTGGAAGGCGACCAAGGTAAACCCCGACATGGTTGGCGACGGGGTTCCGCTCTCCCTCTGGCCCGTCATCCCGCGCGAGATGGCAAAGGCGCTTGAATACATCAACGTCTTCACGGTGCAGCAGCTCGCCAGCCTCTCGGACGAGGCTATCAGCAAGCCTGGAGCGATTGGGCTGCGCGACATGCGAGAGAAGGCGCGTGCGTTTATCGAGAGTGCAAAGAGCGCCGCTCCGATTGCCAAGCTTGAGATTGAAAACAAGGATTTGCGCAACCGCATCTCCATGCTGGAGGGCCAGCTTCAACAGATCATCGCCGGCCCGAAAGACAAGGGCGATGCAAAGAACTTCAAGAAGGAGTAGAACATGCCTCGCATTCGGTCGCTTATGTCCGCCGGCACGCCGGCGCTTCAGGCGCAGGCTATCGTTGGCCTGACGCAGTCAACCACCACAGCCGGCTCATCCGCAACGGACGCGCGCCAGATCACTTCAAGCAACGTGCTTTTCACGGGTGGTTCGGGCGGTGCGATACTGCCGGCGTCTGACTCCGGCGATACGTTCCGCGTCGTAAATACCAGTGGCAACTCGGCAACGCTGTATCCTCCAACGGGCGCGACCATCAACGGCACCACGTCCGTCTCGATGAGCAACAACACCTCGACAACGGTTATTTTCATCAGCCCGACTGTCTGTCACTGCGTTCCGCGCACTCCGTCGTAGAGAAAGGCAACCACAATGGACAGGATGAACCCTTACGGGGCAAGGACTGGCAGCATGAGCCAGTTCAGGCCCAAGGGCAGCAAGGCGTATCCCTTGCAAGGCCGTGGCACGCTTCAGGATTTGCCACGCAGTGTGGTGCGCCCCATCCCCCCAGCATTTGACGGCCCGCCGCATGGGCTCGGTCGCATGAGGGGCAAGGAGCGACAGACTACCGTTCGGGATGACCTGATGAAGTCCATACGCAAGTCCCAGCAGAATGTTATGCCGCGCGGGCGTGGGTACTGATGTCACTGCTCACGATCGTCAACCGCGCGCAGGCAATGCTCAACCTGCCTGTGACAGCCACGGTCTATTCAAACAATGGCGAGACGCAAAGACAGCTTCTCGCCTTGTGCAACATGGCCGGCGACGTGTTGATGCGGGAGCACGATTGGCAGGCCTTGGTGACGGAGCAATCCTTCACCACGGTTGCGACCGAGCAGCAGACGGGGCACACGCTCCCATCTGACCTTGACCGGATCATAAGCGAGACCTTGTGGAACCGGTCAACGACTGACCCTGTCTTTGGCCCTCTTACAGCCCAAAGTTGGCAGGCGCAGAAGGCGGACGTGGTTTCAACCGTGTGGTCTCAGTACAGGATCAGAGGAAATTCGTTCTGGTTCCTTCCGGCTCCAGCCGCAGGGCAGTCCGTGTACTACGAATATGTCAGCAACAAATGGTGCCAGTCCTCGGGCGGTACGGCGCAGAGTGCTTGGGCGGCGGACTCTGACACGGGCCGCATTCCGGAGCATCTTCTTACTCTTGGCCTTGCCTGGCGCTGGCTGGAAGCCAAGGGCCTCGACTATTCGCAGCGTTACGACGAATACGAGCGCGAGAAGGGCAAGATCATCGCGCGGGATGGAACACGCAAGAAGCTCAACGTGGCAGGCCCAACCCTTCAGGGTCTTGGACGTGGGCGCATACCAGAAGGATCGTGGAGCTGATGCAAGGAAAGTCCATTCGCTCTGACATCGAGCGAGCCGCTTCAGAGGTTGGCGCTTCAGAGCGCCGCTCCGTGCCCATGCCTCGCTACAAGCCGCGTGAGGAGGAGAGCTACAATCCAAAACTCTTTATCGCCGCGGGGTGCAGGCAGGGGAGACGGGCGAGGGTGAGGCAGAGGTCCTGGATTTCATCCGCAGGCAGGGAGACACGCCCTACGGGCAGTACATGAAGCGGGGGTATGAATTGGGCAGGAGCCGCCGGGGGACAAGAAAGCCTGTCACGATGCAAGAAGAGGAGCTGCGCGAGCGCCGCCGCCTTGTGCGCAGGCAGGGGCAGTATGGTTCTCCTTTCAAAGTTGAACGATAACAAGGGGTTCGGGCCATGCCTTACAACGCCGCAAAGGCCCGTCGCGATCGGCAGCGGTTTGTTGAGGTTGTCATGCGGCAGAAAACCCCTGTCCTTACAAAGCCTTTGCAAGACAAGCATTGGCAGTCATCTCCATATGGAATGAGGACGCACCCTGTTCTTGGCATTCCAAAGTTGCACGAGGGGATTGATTACGCTGCGGAGCCGGGCACGGCAATTTACGCCTCAGAAGATGGCTGGATCGATGAAAACACGCCTGACCCAGTCGGCGGGTACAAGGTCAGCGTAAAGCACCCAAAGGGTTATCAAAGCCGATATCTGCACATGGAGCGATTGAGCGAAAAATCGCTGAAGGGTGGCGAGGTGAAGCGCGGCGATTTGCTGGGGTGGGTTGGCTCGACGGGACGCTCTACCGGGCCGCATTTGCATTTTGTGTTGCGGCGAGACGGCAGGAGTGTTGACCCGCAGCCTTATTACGGCATGACGGACGAACAAGTCAGAAAGTACAGGGGCTTTTAGGGATGCTGAAAGAGCAGGACAATCGGGACGTATGGGAGAAGGCGCTTGATTACGCTCCTGCAGCGGGCGCGGCAGCGGCTGGGTATGCAGCCGGACGCTACCTGCGCAAGAGCAGGATCGGCAAGAAGATCGAGGCCAAGGTTGTAAGTATCCGGCCCAAGCGGGCGTTGGTCCCAACACGCCAATCCGGGAATGATCCAATCTGGCGGGCTGAAAGGGAAGTGAAATACTACGTTGACAAGGAAGGGCGACGTTACCAGCCAGCGGTTTATAATGAGCAGACGCGGCGTTATGAGCAAAGCCGCTATACCGGAAGTCGCCAGTACATGATCCGGGATGATGGGGTTGTGTTCAAGCTTAGGCGGGATGGAAAATACGTTTTAACGGTTCCCACGCGCCCGCCCGGGATGGGAAAACGGCGCAAGCGGAGGAAGTAGTCCATGCCGTGGAAGCCAACAGACCTTAGCCGCACGGACCAGGTCCGGCAGTTCTATGCCCAGCGTCCCGACCTTCAGGCTTTCTTCTCGGATCCGGCTGCGCGGGAAGACCTTGCGCGCCGGATGAGGGAGGCAGGGATTGACCTGACGGCTGATGACCTGACGGACCCGGAAGTTCTTGCAGAGCTTGGTTCTGTTGATGATCCGGAACTGGAGAAGCTGTTTCCCTTTACTCAAGACAGCATTGCCGATCGGAGGCGCTCCTACTACCGCGAAAACCCGGGTCAGGATCCTCAGTCAACCACCTCCCGGGTTCTTGAGTTCTTTGGCCTTGACGAGCCGTATTATGATGACTCCCGCTCCTACGACTACATCCAGCGCAAGCGTGGGGAGTTTGACCAGAACCAGGATTGGACATGGTTTTTCCAGCCGACTGAAGCGGAGGAGCAGGTTCTTTCTGGTTCAATGCCTAGCGTCTACGGGGCTGAAGATGACCGCACCGGAGCGGAGATGGCGCAGGGCTCTATTCTCGGGGCCCTGAACTGGCCTCTCTTTGGCGCGGAGGAAGAGGTTGTCGCGGGCGTTGATGCGTTGGGGCAAGGCAGGACCTATGATGACGCCCTTGCGGAGTCCCGCCGCGTCAAGGACCGCCATAGTCTGCACACACCCCTCTGGTCTCAGGTTCCGGAGTGGATCGCAAGCGCCGGCTTGGCTCTTCCTGTCTTTGCTGGGGGGCAGGCGGTAGCGGCGCGCGGTCTTTCGGCGGGGAGGCAAGCTGCAGGGTTTGCACCCAAGGCGACATCTCCCACAGGTCAGGCCCTTGAAGAAATCGCAACTGCGTCTCCTGTAGCGGCTGCGGATGCAAGCCTCTATCAGCTTGGAGAGGCGGATGGAGATTTTTCCCAGAGGGCGGAGCAGTTTGATCCTTATTGGACAGCCAGCGTTGCGGCTTTCCCCGCCATTCTTGGTGCGGCTGATGTTGGGCGGGGGATCGCGAAGGATGGCTACCGCAAGGGAAGAGAGCTGTGGCAACGCATGTTCGGCCCTTCCAAGAAGGCGAAGGCTTCCGTCAAGAAAACCAGGCGGATTGATGTTCCCGCGTTGACGGAGGGTGGGTCCGGGCGGATTGGTTCTCCGGATGAGCCATCCCCGCTCACGCCCAAGACGCCGCGTGAGATCCCGGATATTGGTCCCGTTCGCCCTCCGCGCGAGATCCCCATGGTCCCATTGAAGACACCCATGCAGGGCGGTTCAGTGCGCGGGGACATTGAGCGGGCGTTGAGCGGCAAGGGGCGCAGGCGCTGATGCTTCAGATCCGTGGCCGGCAGATCAGCAGGGGGCCTGCAGCGGTTGAGCGGCCCTTGCCCACACCCGTTGGCGGGTGGAACGCGCGCGATCCGCTCGAGAGCATGAAGCCCTATGACGCGGTGATCCTGGAGAACTGGTTCCCCCGGCAGAGCGACGTGACTGTCAGGGGTGGATACACCCTTCATTGCAATACGGGAGAGGGTTCGAATAGCGTCCAGACCCTTGCAGAGTGGAAGGCCACGACCAATCGCCGCCTTATTGCGGGTATAAACGGGAAGCTCATCAACGTATCCACCTCAACGCCTTCAACGCTCGGGACCGGGTTTTCGAACAACAGGTGGAAGTGGGTCAATTTTGCGGAGAGGCTGTTTCTTGTAAACGGAACGGACGCGCCGCAGGATTACAACGGGACAAGCCTCTCGGCCACGGCATGGTCTGGGTCAGGGCTGACCATCACCAACCTCTCGGACGTTACCGTGTTCAAGGAGCGGCTGTTCTTCATTGAAAAGAACACGCTGAATTTCTGGTATGCGGGGTTGCAGTCCATCACGGGCACGCTGACAAAGTTTCCTCTTCAGTACACGGGAAGCTTTGGCGGCACGCTCCAGCAGATCGGAACCATCACCACGGACGGTGGCGATGGGAGGGATGACCTTATTGCCTTCTTTCTTTCCTCTGGCGAGGTCATCATCTATCAGGGGTCGGATCCTGGAAATGCAAATTCATGGGCACGAATAGGGACGTTCTTTCTCGGGCCCCCGATCGTCGGATCCAACCTGCAGAGATATGGCTCTGACCTGATTGCGATTACGGACGGCTCGTATACGCCAATCACAAAGGTCTTGCCCTTTGGAAGGTCGCAGCCTTCCTCTTTGGACCTGTCAGACAAGATCAGCCTTGCAGTGTCGGAGGCCATGCGGCTTTACCGGGACAACACGGGGTGGCAGGTGATCTTCTATCCGCGCGGGCGCATGCTCATTTTCAACGTGCCGCGGTCAACGGCTGCCTTCGACCAGCACGTCATGAATACGGACACGCAGAGCTGGTGCAAGTTCACGGG